AGTTGGATGTGCGGATAGTTGCCATTCTCTATGTGAGCGATAGCAAAGCCCTGCTGCCAGTTGTGAACGTTGTCGTAACTAGCGCCTTCGTGGTGAATATCCATCATGTGTCCAAGTTCGTAGCCTCGGAGTGTTTCATTTCTTAACGGATAGGAGCGGGAAAATGATGCAAGTCGGTGTGAATGTCCACGGACAAGGGAGACCCCGAAGTTGTCAACGTCGTTTCTGACAGACTCTCCGCCATGTTTGGAAATAGAGACTCCATGGTGGACGTATATGTCACCGAACCTGTGCTTGGGTCTTTGGTTGTAGTATATGTAACCGTATCCGAGACTGTCGAGCCCCCAGAGAGATTCCGGCGTGATCTGGGCTGCCATATCTGGAATCTTCTTCTCAAAGTAGTCAAACGCTCTGATATCGTGGTTACCAAGCGCGACAAATAACTCTGCGTTCTTGAGAATCTTGCGGGTTTGCTCATAAAATTCCTTGACTGGCTTTTCTTCTTCTTGGGATGCTGCGAGGATCATCTGCTCAACCGGGTCGGGAGCGTCCTCTTTCTGTGCCTTCTTGATCTGCTCTAAGAACTCAGCAGGTCGACCTTCCGACCATCGGGAGAAGCAGAACTGGTCCGACTGGTCCCCGACATAATCCACAACATCAGGCTTGAACCAACGCATGACTTTGAACCATAACTCTACGGTTCGCTTGTCCTGATAGGGATATTGCTGGTCGGACGACAGCATCCATTTTAGGTCGTTACTCATCGGGGCCAACTATAGCACAGGTTGACTACCGGCCGCAACTTCATACGACGTGGCCTAGCCCCCGGGACGTTAACTCCCGGCGCAGCCTCTCTAATTCTTTTTGAAGTGGCGTTTCGTCAACTACACAAATTTCACTGATCGACCATGTTTGAGGTCCATAAGCGGGGGAAGTATATACTTGACCCTTAAAATATGGACCGTTGGTGTCATCAGCGAGACCTTCATACATTACTTTAACCGGTAAATAAACTACTCTGTTCACCGGAGCATTTCTAGGTCTGTCAGGTTCGATGGGCACGGTTATGCTCTTTCCGTGTGCAAAGGAAGAGATTGACTAGTGAGTTATCGTTCTTGATCATATTGATATGATGAACTTCTTCCCAGCGATCTAGTATTCTTCCTAGTTTCTTTTCGTAGACAAGACGGTGTTCGTAGTACCACCCGCCCCCGAAATTCTTAGGGTGTTCGGGTACCCATACTAGCACATAGCCGTCCCGCCCGATCTTGCGCTGTCGTTTGAACCAGGAGCGCAGGGGCCGGTACACCGACTATCAGGTTCCTACCTGAGTGACTGCAACCCAATTAACCTTGACTCCGGTGATCTTCTTCTTGCTCACCGGGGAAAGAGTCACCCAAAATCCTTTGTTGTCAACCTTGGTTACTTGGCAGTACATGTTCTGACTTGAGAACACTGTCGCTACGACAGGCGGAACATATTTCCCGTTGTGGGAAATGATGAATGGAATGTAGAAGGTCTGACGGCCGGTGAAGCCCTTGATCGCTGTGGACGAGCACTGGATTTTCATCTGGGCCCCGGCCTCAGAGTTGGCCTTGAACGAGTTGTTCGTTCGGACATAAACGTCCGGAACGATAGACTTCAAGTAGACGGAATTCTCTACAAGATCGTTGATTATCTCTAGATCAAGAGAGGTTCCATTAATTAGGGGCGATATGTCATTCCAGGGCATTTATAGGTTCTCCGTCAAGGTGTATACCGGCCTCATCCTTACTTACATCAATAATTCCTTGTTTTCCAAGGATGTGGATTACATCCGGAGAAGTTATGTGACGTTTGTAAGAGCCTGATATCAAGTATATTTTACCATTAGAGTAGTCACGAATCAAAGTCCCCGTACGAAATCCGAGTACGCCTTCTGCGACCGGAACAAGCGATAGACTCTCAACCGTTCCATTTCGAACAGGAAGATTCCAAGATTCAAAGCATCTTTCAGAAAAGAAGCGTTGACGCTTCCCTTGATAAATGTACCAAATTCCCTGAGGCGTCCGAACGGACCAGCCGTTCGGCCACAAAACCGGTCTATCGACCGGTTTATCTTGTTCTTTAGTATTCTTATCTTTCCCTTTGAACCAAGTCATTTTTTCTCTCTACTTCCAATTATACAGGAGGTTAGCACTACCGGCCCGGTCCTGTCAAGTCCCCGCTTGTGCTATCATTGCGGCATGAAGATTGCTGTTTACACCATTGCTAAGAACGAGGAACAGTTCGTCCAAAAATGGGCGGACACAGCCAAAGACGCAGACTACCTCATCATAGCAGACACCGGCTCGACCGATAAGACTGTAGAACTTGCGGAATCCCTGGGTGTTACCGTGGTACCGATAACCGTCGATCCTTGGAGATTCGACGTGGCACGGCAACTCTCCCTTGACGCAATTCCAGAAGATGCAGATGTTTGTATAGCCTTGGACATGGACGAGGTATTTGGAAACGAAGATTGGCGTAAAACAGTTGAATATTCATTCGTTCCGGGCGTCACTAGGTTACGCTACGAATACACCTGGGCCTGGAACGAGGACGGCACCCCGCGAGTAGTTTTCAGTGGGGAAAAGATTCATTCACGTCACGGCTATAGGTGGACATATCCGGTTCACGAAGTCCTCTTACCGGTCGAAGGGTTCATCGAAACCCAGAACTGGTCTAACATCAAGATTCACCACCACCCGGACCCATCTAAGCCCAGGGCTCAGTACCTCCCGCTACTCAAACTGGCGGTAGAGGAAAACCCAGACGATTCCCGTAATGCCCACTATCTTGCACGCGAATATTTCTTTTATGGTATGAAGGATGAGGCAGAGGCAGAGTTCAAGCGGCACCTTGCACTACCGACCTCGACCTGGAAAGCCGAACGTGCTGCATCTATGCGCTATCTGTACAAGATCACCGGGGATACAGAATGGCTAGTCAGAGCCGGTATCGAAGCACCGGAACAACGGGAGTCATTTGTCGACCTTTCCCTGTTCTACTACGAAAAAGCAGACTGGCAAGAGTGTCTTTCTGCCGCCCTTTCCGCCCTCAAGATTCGTGAAAAGAACCTTGAATACATCACGGAGGATTACTGCTGGGGCGCTCTTCCTCACGACCTAGCAGCAATTTCTTCTTTTCAGTTGGGACTTTACTACGAAGCACTTGGACACGGTAAAAAGGCGGTAGAGTTGACCATGGGACAGGACCCCCGCCTTGTTAACAACATGACGTGGTACTCCCAGCATGCCAATTATTAAGTCTTGATGATGTAGTTCAACGTAATAAATGGCTGCATATTGGCGTTTGTTCCTGACACACCGTCTGTGACGCTTGTGACAGACTGGCTATCGGTTGATAGAGCAGGCAGAGGGTGAGTGTGAGTTCCGTTATCGGACGCTACAGATGTTCCTACGGTCGGAGTTGCTGGAACCGCTGTACCGTCACCACCAACGGGTCGCGCACCACCGGTAGAGTCAAATGCTGTATTTGAGTACAGCGTAATTCCGTGGGAATGGACAGCGTTGGCAGAAGTACCGTTTGCTCCATTTGCTACAGCAGCGGTTGTGTGCGTATGGCTAATATTGTGAGAGTGGCTCACAGCCACGGAGTCCTTGCTACCACCGGTTTCACCAAGCGTATCCATAATGGCATCTGCTGAGTTAAGACCTACAGCAACACGGCCGACGAGGTTAGGGACATTGAATGTCGTTGACCCATCGCCCGCTCCATATGTTGTAGAAATCACTGAGAACAGGCTAGCGTATGTCGTACGAGAAACAGCCTGTCCCTGACATAGCAACCATCCGTTCGGTGCAGTAGCACCAGCAAACATAGTAATCTGGCCTGATGGCTCTACTGACGCCCCCGCCTTTTGAAGATCGGTGACAAAGTTCTTTGCGCCAGCAATATCTTGACCGGAAAACCTGTTGACAAAGTTATAAGAATTTGGTAGCGCCCCACTTGGCTCCATCATTACCCATTGTGAAGCAGCAGCATCCCAAACGTATGCCGGTGCTCCAGTTCCAGAAGCAGCAAAAAGAGTCATTGATTTTACAATACATGTTCCAGTGCTGCTTGAAATCTTTTCTATTCCAACCGGGCCAGCAGTTTCCCATGCCCAGAAAGGCATATAAACAACTACGTCCTGATCCTTTACAGTGATCCAGTCGCCACTCGTTCTAAAGGCTAAACATAGTCTAACGTCGGGTGATCCACTAGGAACACGCAATTTGACTGCAAGCATGTATTGAACACCCGTAGTCAACGTTGCTGCATTATATCCAGAAAGTTGCCCGCTGGACGCAGACCATGTAATTTCTACAAATCCGCCGTTTAGAGCATATGTTTGTCCTGTGTTGTAACCAAAACCAAACGAGGTCCAGTTCGCGGTGTTGGTTGCCATATCAGAAGGAAGAACATTAGATCCAGGCGTCAGCGATCCTTGATCATAATAAACCTGGCCGTCAGCGGGGTTAGTCGGAAATGATGATCCATAAGTTATGCTACGAGAGTCTAGTACGCGATACCACAGCATGCTTGTTGTGCCAAGGGTATCTGTGGACTTGAAGTTTGTGGTAAAGTTAAGGCCACCGTTTACTGTTCCCGACTGAACGGCAACGAGCGCCCCCGAAATTTTTGCAGACGTATTTGCGTCAGTTGCTCTCGTCCAGGCCCCAGCAGCAACAGAATATATTCCGTTTGCTGATGAAGTAGACTGGTTCTTAACAAGAACTCTATTTCCGGCAACGACCGCTATACCGTCTATTGTCTGGGTTCCAGACAAGGTAATGTTGGCGGTGGTGGCAGCCGTTACGACCAATTTTGCAGAATATCCATCTACTATTACCGCATTTGTCAATGTAGTGGAATCAAGCGTGCCGCCGGTAAGTGTTCCAGAAAGCGTTCCTCCGCCGTTCAGTGCTACTGAGCCGTCTATAGTTACGGCACCGGTTGCCCTGTTTATGCCGAGCACTTGACCCAGCGAGGCCCCAGCGTCACTCGACCTTGTAAGCGATAGGTTGGAGCCAGCATTAGATCCAGACTCAGTAGAATTATCAACAAGAAGGTCCCATCTACGAACACCAGCCGACCGGAAAGATATGGTTCTTTGTACCCCCGCGTTTGGATTAAATATAATCTCGGGACTAAAGTTTCCAGTATTAAGGTTTATTGGGCCGGTAGAAGTAAAACCATTACTTGAGAATGCCGGTGTTCCAGTAAAAGTTGGAATTCCAGAAATAGCACCAGTTATGGTTCCACCATTTATTACCGGGGACGTAAGCGTCTTGCCCGCCAAGGTTTGTGTTGTTCCGGAGTCTACAACGTTAAACCAAGACATTGATGTTGTGCCCAGGGTGTCCGTACTCTTGAAGTTTGTTGTGAAAACTTCTCCCCCGTTTGTTGTGCCCGCGTTTACACTTACTACAGCACCGGCCATTTCTGCTGACGTATCTGCATCGGTGGCCCGAGTCCAGGCACCGGCTGCCGCAACATAAATACCGTTTGCTGACGCAGTAGATTGATCCTTGACCAGAACTCTATCCCCAGCGATAACTGATACACCATCAATTGTTTGTGGAGCAGAAAGAGTAATGTTTGCCGTAGTTGCCGCTACCACAGAAGTCTTGTACTGACCGGACGCTCCGGTAGCACCCGTTGGTCCCGTTGATCCCGCACTTCCAGTTGCGCCAGTGGCACCAGTTGGTCCCGTGGCACCCTGGGGACCTGTCGGTCCAGTTGCGCCAGTCGCTCCTGTGTTTCCAGTATTTCCGGTAGCACCCTGTGCTCCGGTAGCGCCTTGCGCTCCTGTCGGCCCGGTTGGCCCCTGTGCTCCCGTAGGGCCGGTCGGGCCGGTTGCGCCTGCACCGGTAGGTCCAGTGCTTCCCGTTGGGCCAGTAGCGCCTTGAATTCCAGCAATAGAGAATGTCCATGAGGCAAGCGTGCCTGATCCGGACGTTACATCTACGGTTACTGTCATAGATGTACCGGCCAGGGTGGTGATGTTTCCTTCCATCCAGTTAGTTGAAGAGTTAACAACACGAACCCTGTTGCCCAGGACAAAGGCGTGGTTTGCTGTATTAGTTGTAAAGGCTTTGGCACCAGTACCGATAGCAAGGGAGGTTGTAGACGTTACTCCTGAATAACCGACCCCGGTCGCACCAGTTGGACCGGTTATACCTTGAGGACCAGTCGGCCCCGTCGCGCCAGCGGGACCCGTCGCACCGGTTGCACCAGTTGGACCGGCAGAACCGGTGGCACCCTGTGCTCCGGTTGGACCGGTTGTGCCCTGAGGCCCGGTGGGACCGGTTATTCCCTGAATTCCTTGAGAGCCCGTTGCTCCCGTAGCACCGGTCGCACCTGCCGGTCCGGTAGCACCTTGCGAGCCGGTAGGTCCCTGCGATCCTGTCGGACCTGTCGGACCAGTCGGCCCCGCTGGGCCGGTAGCACCAGTTGCTCCTGTCGGCCCCGGGACAGTGCTGGCGGCACCAGTCGCACCCGTGGCACCCTGCGGTCCAGTCGGACCGGTAGGCCCGGTTGGGCCGGGGACGGTACTAGCCGCACCCGTTGCTCCCGTGGCACCTGTAGGTCCAGCAGCGCCCTGTGGACCAGTTGGTCCAATACTACCTGTTGGTCCTTGCGATCCTGTTGGACCAGTTGCGCCCGTAGCCCCTGCGGGCCCTGTCGCCCCCTGCGCTCCCGTGGCACCGGTATTACCAGTTGGGCCCGTGGCTCCTGCTGGACCAGTTGGTCCAGTTGCACCAGTGTTTCCAGTTGGGCCTGCACTGCCCGTGGTTCCTATTGGACCTGTCGGACCAGTTGCACCCTGAGGACCGGTAGGACCCTGTGGACCTCCGGAATTAAGTGCTTGCCAGCCGTCCCCGTTCCAACGCCAAGTTCTACCACCAAAAGAGTATGTGTCGTTGAGGGCCGGTAAAGAAGGAAAATTAATCGGCATATGTCATCTTTAACATTATATCATCAGGCTCACAAAATCTCGATAGTAGCATGCGAGAAGATATATCCGTTAGCAGCCTGACCGGAAATAAAAGTCATTTCAATAATATTGGAAACCGTGGTGTTCACCGTGACCGAGGTTGTTGCTGATACAAGAGGGGTAGTTGCCTGATGGTGATTAATCGCGTTACCACGAGTTGTTCCTGTTGTTCCTGTTGTCCTGATGACTCCGATCAACTCTATATATCCGGAAACAGCGGTGGCAGCCGCAGGCATTGTCAGGGTGGAAACGATATTTCCCGTCAGAGTTGTTGTTCCTATTCTTAGTCGCGCCGTACCCTGGGCTGCGTTAGTACCGGTCCTTGTGTAGTAGGCCTGAATTCTGACAACACTACCGACCACCAGTTCGTTAGAGGCAGCAGTGTAACTGATAACCTGAGTCTCGGTGTTTGCAATAGAGGCGGTGTCAGTCGTTCTTTCTGCTTTTAGTGTATTTCCGCCCGATGCACCGGTTGGACCAGTGGCTCCTGTCGGACCGCTTGATCCAGTCGGTCCAGTTGCCCCGGCAGGACCGGTGATTCCTTGCGGTCCCGTAGCACCAGTATTACCCGTTGGTCCAGCAGGTCCGGTTGGTCCAGTCGTTCCAGCCGGTCCGGTTGCTCCGGTCGATCCTGTCGGTCCTTGGGCCCCGGTTGGTCCTGCTGGGCCGGTGGCTCCCGCTGGACCGGTTGCTCCCTGCGGCCCGGTTGCTCCTGCGCTTCCGGTAGGTCCCTGAGGACCGGTCGGTCCAGTGGCACCTGTTGCTCCAACTAGACCGGAAGCAGATGCTTCAAACCAAGTTGTATTGTCGCCGTCGTTGATCCAGGTGTATCCAATTCCTGTGTCTGAATCAATCCACCTATCACCAATGGCAAGGGTGCCTGTTGGGCCGGTGCTCTGATAGTAGAATCCGCCGCCCGATCCACTTCCGGCTGGGCCGGTTGGTCCCTGCGGTCCGGTGGCACCGGTCGCTCCCGTTGGTCCCGTTGGACCGGTTATGCTTAATCCACTAGGACCAGTGGCACCTGTCGGGCCTTGGGGTCCGGTTGGACCCTGTGGCCCGGTAGAGCCCTGGGCACCTGTTGCGCCCGTGGCACCAGCAGGACCAGTCGCGCCCTGCGCGCCTGTTGGCCCAGTGATACCTTGAATTCCCTGAGGACCAGTCGGTCCTGTGGCCCCGGCTGGGCCGGTAGCACCAGTTGCTCCGGTAGCACCAGTAGGGCCAGAATTTCCTGTAGCGCCCTGTGTCCCCGTAGGTCCAGTAATTCCTTGAATACCTTGTGGGCCAGTTGGGCCGGTGGCTCCCTGTGGACCAGTGGCTCCGGAAGTACCGGTCGGTCCCTGAGCGCCGGTAGCACCCTGGGACCCGGTTGGCCCCTGAGGTCCAGTAGGTCCTGCTGGGCCGGTTGCTCCCGCGCTTCCAGTTGCACCTTGAGCACCTGTTGGACCGGTGGAACCCTGAATTCCCTGAGGCCCCGTTGGTCCCGTAGGACCAGTAGGGCCCTGCGCTCCGGTGGGACCAGTCGCTCCTGATCCGGCTGGGCCAGTAGGACCCTGCGGACCGGTAGGGCCGGTAGCACCAGTTGGACCACCTGCGCCAGTACCAACAGAGACCCATGTGCTTCCGTTATATACACGAACCTGACCAAGGCTGCTGTTGAAATACATGAATCCGGACGCGGCCGTTGGGCCGGTCGGGTCGGAAGTCATCGAAAGCAGTGGTAAAGGAATTCTTAGATTTGTCATTAGTTAATTATCCCACGTCAGGCGGTTGAGGCCAAACTCCAAATCTTTAGGTTTCTGAATGTTGCGTCACAGCCATAGGTGTATACCCCAACATTGGGCGCATTAGTTGTGGATGCCTGCCAGTGAATGTTTCTAATGAACATGAGGAATGTTCCGTTAAGAAAAATTGTGGCTCCGCCACCGTTAATTTCTGCTCTGAGTGTTGCCCAATTAGCCGTGCTATGACTTGTAGTTATTCCTCCGGTTGCTAAAATTGCTGCCTGCTCAGTGTTAACTGACCATGCCGTAGCAGCCGAATCAGTTTGCAAGTATACTAGAAAAGCACCGGAACTAGATGCTTGACCGCCCGCAAATATTCCCATTCTTCTGATTGATCCTGAGCCAGAGTTGTATTTAACTTCTGCCTCTATGATCATGTTTGGGCGCATCAGGGTTTGGTCGGTAGACCTATAAGTTCTCACATTAGCGCCAGTGTCGGTTTGTCTTAGTTGGCCGGTTCCTCCGTCGATTGCCCACGTTCCACCATCACTTGTAGAAGTAAGGTTAGATAGTGATGTGAGAGGATTGTCTAGGGTCTTGGTCCAAGGGCTCGTCAGCCCGCCGCCCACTCCCGCTGGCAAAATGACAACTCGGTACTGATTAGTTGTCGGAGCGATAGAAAATACAAGATCAACAGCACTAGTAGACGTATGACGAATGTCTACATCTACATTTTGATACAGTGCCCCATTTTCGTATATTTGAACTAGAACATCCCTTGTGGCAAGGCCGTGAGTAATCGTAAAACTTGTCGCTGTTCCATTACCAATGTCTGCGGCGTAGGCTGATCCACCACCGCCCACCGTTACGGTAACATCGCCACCGGAGTTTGTTGCAACAACGCCACCACCAACAAAGTTAATGGAAGTTGCTGTTGTTGTCAGTGTTGTGCCTTCGTCTTTGACTGTGATGCTTCCGGCGGTTCCTCCGCCCACGGTAGCCCCAGCAGAGGAACCAAATCCTCCGCGCTGGGCAAAAACGTCGACCGCGCAAACCTTGAAGTAGTAGGTTCCTGAGGTTATAGTGTCAATAACAGCATTGACGTTCGGGCCAGTGTATCCGAGGTTGGAGAATGTTGTGGTGTCGGGAGTGAAACCGGCCGTTGTTCCGTAGTAGACTTCGTAAAGTTGAATGTCGGTGTCCGCGACCTTGGTCCACTTGATGTTTGCACCAGCGTAAGAAGTAGTCGCTGTGACACCAGTCGGAGTGGCCGGAACCGGATTTGTGAGGACGACGGAGTTGCTGGCAACAGATAGGTTACCGGTTTTGTCGCGAGTTTTTACCGAAAAAGTTAGTGAAGGCTTGGCTGTTGTAAAGTCGGTAATATTGTCATCTATACTGTACTGTGCTTTGGCCGTGTCGTAGTATCGCTTAACAGTGGTTGATCCATCGGTAATGGTTAACTCATAGTCTTTGATATCTCGGACAAGCGTGTTGTTTGTGTTTCTAGTAGGAGGAGTCCATGTTAGAACAAAGGATGACCCCTGGACTGACCCCGTGAGACCGGTCGGTTGTCGAGGAACCGTCGAGTCGCTCGCCGCTGTTACCTGGAATGTCGGGCTCCACTCAGATACGTCATCACCAGCGACGGACCTGATCTGAACTGCATACGTTCTACCGCCCTGTAGGTTTTTAAGTAAATATTCCATTAGTAGTCCAGGTAGTATTCGACTTCTAGAAGGCTTCCAGAACTCTTGACGATGGGCGCTCCCAGCACCGACCGACTGACAAGAACGTAATCAGGGTTCGCTGACTCTACCTCTTCAATTCGAATACCATCAAGCATCAAAGTCAGTCCGGTACCGGTTACTGTGAACTCTATGCTGGTGATATTTCCCCAAGATGGTGAGCCAACAGCAGTCCAGTTGGATTTCGCATACGAGACCACCCCATATGTTCCGGTGGCGAAGGTTGGCGTGGTATAGGTGTAGTAATTGGAGTCGTCGGTGTTGAACCGTACAACCATGGTGGTAAGAGAGCCAGCATTTACTTTTGCTGCAAACAGAAATAGGTCTGTTGATGCATATTCTGCAAGGTTGATATCTAGGCCGCTCAGGCGGTAGCGCACTGCTGAACCGGCCGACGTGAGTGCTACTGCGTCGATACCGTTTTTCTCGTTGGTGGTGTCTGGGCTATTGGGGTTTGCAATCCAGTCTGATCCGTTGTACTGCTGCCATGTTTCAGTGGAGTCACAGAAAGAAATCATCGTAGAACTGTAATTACCTAGAGAATCGTTACGGTCTAGTGAAAATACTCCCATTTCGCTGAACGTACCGGCGATTTCTGGGTCCAGGGTAGCCTTAACGATAATCCTGTGCGCCCCGGCAGTACCGCCCCCGTAGGATACAACCTTGCTGGAAACAGAAGAACGGGTAGTCTCAAATACCAGTCTTTTGTCAGATGAAGTTGCTGTTGTTGAGCCAACACCGACAGCAATCGACCCGGCCCAATCCGGAATAATTCCGGCTAAATGGTCGGCTATTGCTTTTTTACCTAGAGTTGTGACTACGTTTGGAGACTCTGCAATCAAATCACCATTTTCGTAGACTCTATAAAATCCGGTTGGCTCCATGCTCAAATTATATCATCCGAGACGAAAAAAGCATCATCCGTTGGCATAAACGGTGACAGCCTTAATTATCTTCTGGTGGCTTGAAAGAAGTCCGTTGAATCCCCAAATACCAATTCGGGCCGTATCCGGCACCCAAAGATCGCCCGGTGAGGATATTTGAAGCACACCGTTTCTGTAAGTGCTTACAGACGCGGTATTTGCCCCGGTCTTGGTCCACACGAAGCGTGTCGTGTCCTCAAAACCGCTCCGTGCCGTATTTCCACCAACAACGTAATTTATGTTTGTTGTGCCATCGTTAGACTTAAAATCAGTATTATTAGAGGCCACCCAGAGATTATCAAAAACTCGGCTATATTTAGTTCCTGCCGCAGCCAGTTCTGTTGTTCCGTGAGTTGCCGCGTCCCAGAGGGTAACCTCCCACCCGTCTCCACCGCCAGAAATAAGCATTGTAATTGTTATGTCGATCACCGACCAACCGCTAGGAACAAATTCGGGGCTAATAATAGATCCGGTCGTACTTCCCGCAGTAGAGTGAAGTTGTACTTCGGTGCCGCCGGTAATAAGGGTGGCTGCTCCGTTCCTGGCCCAGGATGTAAAGGGAGACATACCATCCCAGAAACTAGTAACCTCTGGTACTAGCGCGATTCTTACCTCATAATCCTCAGCGCCCTCAACAGACTCAAAACCAAGAGTTACATTAATAACTTGACCACCGTCATCACCGGTCGATACTCCCTGCGAAACAATGGTAATGGGCCAGGGGAAATCAAGGTCTACGCTCTGATCTGTCTCAGACTCGACCTCGTTATCAGCAGGTTCGGAGAGCGCACGCCTCAGTTCTTCTATTGTGGCTGGGCTGAACTTAATGCTTCTAGAATCCATCAGACTTTCACAACCGTCACACTAGTATCAATTCCGCCGTCTACCGTTACGGATCTTGATACTGATTTTACCACATAAGCAGTTCCAGCAGTCATGCCCTTCGCTGCGTATACAACGTTCACAATATCTCCTATTTCAACAAGGGGGTTGTCGAATACTTGAAGTTGGTGCTGCTCCCGCTTACCGGCCCGGTTGACAACCCAATTAGCGATCTTGTCAGCAGTCGAGCGGTCGTTAATCCACTTCGACTGGATTTCGATCTTGTTTTCTCCGAACTGGTTGATCGCTGTCTGGTTCTTCACCGTTACTTCAATTGGGGCAAACTCTTCTACGACCCGGCCAGAAACTAGCGGGTAAAGACCAGAGTCTAGTTCGTCTAGAATCTTAGGCTCGGAACTGATATTAGCAATAGCCAGTCGCGCAGAGAAAGGACTCTCCTGGCTGATACCCCAGGCAATATCACTGGTTTTCGCAACCTCGGGAGTCGGAGAACTATCCCCGATTCCTGCGTTGACAGTTGGTAGCACTTCGATATTCAGGGCCGGTGCCTTGGCAAATCTGATCGTGTCCACAAATATTTCTCGGCAGGTGTCACCAAATGACTCAAAGAAGCCTGAACTATTTCCTAGCAGTCCGGACCCGGCCCGGAGCACGCTACGAAACGCTTCCTGCTGAGAGTTTACATAGTTGATATCACCGTTACCAGCAGAAACCCAATCAAACGTTGCCTTGCTCTTTCCAATGGAGACTAAAGCAATTGCATTTGTGTAAGTTATTTTCTTTGATGGAAAGGTTGCGGTGAGGCGGAAGGTGTCTCCGGTTAGGTAAATACGATCAACGCCATTGCTGTTCATCTGGGTGGTCACGTTAATTGTTTCCCAGCCCTCGTAGTCAATGTTTGCGTCCCCGACAAAAATTGGTGGCGTTCCGGTTCCACCTATTCTTTCAATTCTTAACTCCTTTGTCGAAGTTGTAGCAGTGGCATTTAGCGTTATCATGTAGCCAGAAGTAATATTGTTGCTTCCGTCTTTACCTGCCGATATGATGATTCCGGCCCGAGCAGCAGCGTTCTTACCAACCTTCATCCGAAGGCGGAACGTGTTGTATGTTGATGCCCCCAAATCTTTGTACGCGGTTGTCCGAGTAGACGTACCGGCTACAGAATTATAGATATATAGGTTTCTATTGCGCTTGGTTGAGTCGGTGACAACATGAACATACCGGTCCTGTGCTGATGGGATCGACCAACTTGCCTTACTGAATCCGTGAGCAACCGCAGCAGTACCGAACTGTCCCCGGACCAAGTTGCACAACTTGCCCGTGAATTGGACCTTTCCAGTGGCCCGGGAAATAACCTCTGACAACTCGTTGGAATTCTTCACAACCACAGTCGTCACAACACCGCTATTGTTAAAAGAATATTCAAGTCCATCAAATTTGATGACCTCCTGGTCCACGATGAAGTGACCGGCAAAAGCGCCCCAGGATACATTGTTCAACGATGTATTCAGGATGTATGCGTATGTCTGGGTCGAATCCATAGTCTGATCAAGGAGAGTACATCCCAGCAGGACGCCCCGCTCCGGAGAGTAGAGGATTCTATTGGCTAGGCGGACGAATGCCACGCTGTCGCTATTCCTGACAGCGGAACTGTTTCCTGGGTCATTGTTTCGTGAAGAGTTCAGCGGCGTAAATGTCACAACCGCCTTGTTGGCTGGCTCGGTAGATTCCTCGCTGTGCTCCATGATATCCGGTAGGTCTGGACCGCTAGCATCTGCCCGGAAGGTCCATGAAGGAGTCGACCGGCCGAACATCCACTCGTTTGTAGCAATGTTGAGGTAGCCGTCCTCATCGAAGAACGCTGAATACTGGAAGGTCCTGAAAAGTTCTTGCAGTGCTTCCCAGACAGTCTCGTCCTTGGTGGTGAAGAAGAAGTTAAGGGTCGGCTCCTTTTCGCTGGACAGTTTACGAAGTCGAACTTTCGTGAAGCCAGCGGCATCTAGCAACCTGACCGCCGCTGTGAACGGTGTAACGTTTTGATAAAGTATTTCTGGACAGTCGGTATTTTGAAGCGGTGTGGCCTCGTCATAAAGTTCCGCCTCGGCAGTATCACCTTCCTGAACCGACCATTTGTCCACAAGCATTCTGACCATCTTGATAGTCTCGGCATTTATGGTGGTAGTGACCCTGAGTTCTGTGTAACGCTTGACCAGATCGGCAATCTTGGCTGTTACTCCGCTGGTGTTGCGAGGCTCAAAGTCGTTGCCGGTGTTGAGAAATGTAGCACTACCAGAGTTTGCGCTGATCAGTCCTACCGGAGCGAGATTGTCCTCTTCGGAGAAGTTTTCTTCTGCGGAATACTCCTGTAGGAAATCTGTAACATCAACAACGAGTCTTGGAGACATTTCGATGATTGCAAGATATCCGTCAGATACGTTCATCGCCGTGGTTGATACCTTTATTCCATCAATTGACATAGCGTCTGCGGCCACCGGAAGTGTTGGCTCGACGGTGGACCATGTTGTTCCAGATCGGTACACATCGACTACGCCGCTTGCTGGAATTGTTGGATTCGTAGCAATCGTTGTCCAGATTCCACTACCGGTCGCCCTGATCTGAATGGTGAAGGCGGTCGGGTAGTGCAGGCTGTTTTCAAAGGTGACCCGAATCTTGTTGGCCCAGACACCGGCCGTGTATGTAATTTCAGGGTTAGGCTGTGCAACAGATGACGTAAAGTATTTATACTTGTCGTCTGGACCGGCCACATAGAATCGTGGCTTTAAGGTGTACCAGTCGTTTACTGCGTCATAATTTGCTGATGCCGAAACGTTCCGCAGATACGCCGCGCTTTGCCACGTTGCGGAAGGGTACGCCCCGAACTTCACCTTGCAGATTCCAGATTCGGGCCGGTTCGGCAACGTAACAGAATCTAGCGGGAACTTGGCCTTGTAGTAGGCGATCTTGTTAGGATCAGTTCCATACACGGAATCAGGTATTGCGGCAAGGGTCGCGTACCGGTTCATGTTCAGTTCCAGCACCGCCCGATCAGAAGTGGTGATGACTGTGTTCTGCTTGAGGTAATTCTGCGTTCCTACAGACCCGCGCATTACACTTCCTCTAATTCAACCGATACGTTAACGAGGTCATAGCCGCCGGGGGCGGTTGATCGCTTAACTACTTCGTATTCTGGATCGCCAGAAAAGACTACAGTCTTTGTAATAGACGCACCGGCCTGATCATCGTAACGCAGGGTAAGAGTGAATGGCGCACTAGTAGTCCTGGCGTAGTTAAGAATATCCTTACCGCCCCAGAAACCGTCTACTGTCTGTGATGCTAGTGACGGGACCATTTCCCACGAAATACTATAACGGCTCTTGACGACGCGCACGTTCTCGCGCAGGACCCCGTTGACCGTACGAGCAGACTTCTTTATTTTCTGCTCGGTGATCTGAATCGGTTGCCTGTTGTGCTCGGTAATCTTGTTACCGGCCCAAGACATTACTGTGTCTCTGGGTAGTGTCAGTGCCATTAACGATTTGCTCCCACTCTACGTTGCCTACGCTCAAGTTTCCTGATTGCTGCGTCAACGATTTCGTCTGCCGTGCATCCCGGCTCTGTTACGTTAACCTCTACGGTAATATTACCATAGTGCCCAATTGAAGGCGCAATTGCACCGCCATTAGCGTACATGCCCGCACCGGCATAGCCACCAGTGCTGAATAGTGCAGTGGCAAATGCTTTCTTCCAGGTGTAGTTTCCAATGGCGGCACCGCCGTTAGCAAAGCGGGCAACCTTCATATCATTTAGTTTATCCATGAATCCAAGACCATACTTGCGAACGGCTGCTGCCCGGATAACATACTCGCCGTTTGAAAGCCATGCAGGAATGCTGTCAGAAGTTCCACTACCCGGTCCACGGATTGCTCCACCGAAGGAGTACCCGGCCCGTGGATCATCGACCAACTTTGACTGCTTTGCGACCGCTGCCGCACCCGCCGCGCCCCCGCCAGCCGTGATATAGGCCTTAAGCCTGTTAATCCTTTTGTTAAGAAGGTTCTGGTCCTTAGCCATTGCTGCCTCAACGACCTCGCCAATCATCGACCACGGAGCCTTCGAAATATCACCCTTGATAATATCAAAGATTTTAGTTCCAGTATCTCCGAAGGCGCTCTCAAGTGACGACTTGATTGTCTTTCCGACGCTCAGACCATTTGTTTTGGCAATCTGAACCAACTTAGCCATGCTACCTTCAAAGTTGGTAGGTAGGGTCGACACTGCGGCGTTAATTTCATCAATAACGGTGGTCCAAGACTTTCCGGCCGAAACCGCTGCTCCCGCAGCAGAACCAGCAGCGGCCTTGTCAGCAGCCCTTGCAGCATCTAGGGCCTTGTCGATTGCGTCGATCTTCTTGTCGCGCTCATCCTCAAGAGCCTTGATGCGCTTTGCGACTGCGCTTTCTTCGTCACGCTGCTGATCCTCAAGCGCGTCCTTCTTACGGTCAGACTCAAGTTGAATTTGAGCCTTGGCCGCTGCGGCGAAATCACCTGCCGCGAGGGCTTCGCGATAGGAAATCATGGTTTGCATGTCACGCTTTTGACGCTCTAGTCGACGCTGCTCAGCCTCAAAGGCCTTCTTCTTGGCTTCCTCGGACTCCTTGATCTTTTCTATTTCTTTGTCGTAGTAGTCCTGAATAGCCTTCTTCTTCTTGTTAAGAGCGTCAGATGCACTAGCGCCACCATCACCAGAGGACTTAACTCCCGACCCGCCGATTGGGCTTCCGTTCGGGTTAATTCCAGCGGTTTGCTTATCGTTGGCCTCGTCAGTAAGTTTCTTTCCAACGGAGGCTCCAAACTCCTGCTTGGCTGCAAATGTCCGGTAGATAACATCTAGGTAGGCCGGACCCATAGACTGTAGACTCTGCCAAGAAGATATTACACCAGCATTAACAAGGGCGATTCCTTGAAGCATTTGCTGAGTCGTATATCCTACGTCGGCCATTTGAAGAAGTGCCTGAGACATTGGGCTTGAAGCACCATACACGTCTCTGATGCTGTTGGCAAACTGGCTGGCAGACAGTTTACTATAATCTAGGCTGTCTGCTAGTTCCCAGAACTTATCAATAGGCATCGTTGCGGCTGCCTGGGAGAGAGTTTTGCTTATCTCGTCAAATGCGGCCTTTGTTTCCTCTGTCATCGCGAAGGCTTCCGCAGCCGGACCGGCCGCGCGAATAGCAAACTCGTACTGCTTCCAAGCATTGATCTGCTCGGCCGTTGGGCTTGGGATAAAGTCTTTAATATCTGCTGGGGTAGCCCCTCCGAACTCAAACAGGCCTTTCTTGATAGCCTCGCCAATCGCGCCAGCCTTATCACCGAAAGCCTTGTTAACCAAGTCCTGTGTCTCGTTTGTGCTCAACTTGCTCATGGCGTCATTGATTTGGCCCTGAACGAGTTTGCGAACATTCTCTGCTGTTCCGGTAAAGTTACCCTTCTTGTCCTTGTTGAAGTTGAGGTCAAGTGCAGCATTTATTTGTATTATTTGATCCGTCTTTCCGGCAGCCACCAATAGAGCAGAGATTTGTTCCTTTATCTGCTCTGGGTTTGCTCCTGAGATAGCCAGCATTGCTGCCCGCTGTGAAAGACGACCGAATACATTGCCCATGTTCTCTTCGCTTCTGATGAACTCTGCAAGAATGCGGTCAGGGCTTGATTCATCCTGGTTCATAATGCTTTGTGCAATTTCAGACACACGGCCACCGTTGACACCGCCCTCGCGCTGCGCGATAGTGATATCGTTGAGGTCACGAAGTTTTAGTCCGTACCTTTCAGCGGCGTCCGATCCGACACTGAATGCAGCCTCGGTTACACGACCAAACTCACCGGCCTTGTCGATAAGCAGTTGGATTCCCGGAATAAGACCACCAATAACACCACCGATTGCGGCACCCCATGGACCAGCCATCATTCCCATCATTGCGCCCATCGATGCACCACCGGCAACATTCACAGTGTTATCAAGGGAGGCGTTACCTGTCTCCGTCATGAACGGCAAGGCCGTCATGGCTCCCATGGCAGCAATTCCGCCGTACTTACCAACCTTAGACATTCTTTGCTTTAGAGTCTTGCGCTCTTTTTCAACAACCTTGGCACGCTCTTTTTGGACTTCCTTCTCTGCCTCGGTGTTTTCAACAGACTGAACAATGACCCTTTCCTGTTCATCTAGGTCGTCTAGAAGGCTCATCTGAATGTCACCGACCTGATCTGCTACACGGGCATCCCCAGCATATAGATTTCCTGCGCCGTATCCGATGGTTTCGAACTTACCCTTTCCTCCCTGGCCGCTCTTACTGATCCTTGGAGCCTGACCGGGCCTAAGGATTTTCTGTGCTTCGATAGAGGACTCTATCTGGAACAACGTGGTCTGCCCGTCAATTAGGCCAGCCTCAATAGCATCCATAAGTTGCTTGTAGTTGTTTACAAGTTTACCCTTGTCGTCCACAAGTTGACCGCTGGCAGCCTTAAGTCGAGCCTTGAAAGCATCGCTCTTCGGGTCTAGGGCACCAATCTCTTTGTAGAGCGTTTGGTATGTGTTAAAGAACTTACCAAACTCTCTTTCAAACATGACCCCGACCTGCTCGCCACGAATCACACTATTTGACATAAAGTCTTGGAACGCTAGGCTTGCTTTTTCCATCTTTCCGGCAAAGAATAGTCTTTCTGCCGCCTCGTACTTTGCACGAATTTTATCAAATCCCGTATTTCTGCCACCAAGAATTGACTGAATAGCACTCTGCCCCGCTGCGGCGCGCACCGCGACCATGGGGTCAAAAGCCTTTAGATTATCTCCTGTGGCGTAGATTGACGCAGCCTGAGTCTTTCTGGCCGTATCGATTGTTCCTTGGTTCGACGCAAGTGTCTCAGGAGCAAATGGGAGTCCGTACAAGAAGGACCAGTTCTTGCTGGCACCGGGGCCCAGAAGGTCCCTTCCAGTAATCAGGTTTGAAGGCATGACGTGACCTAGTTGTACGCTATCTCCGGTTGTCGCCATTGCTGCGCGCTCAGCCTCAAGGGCCTGCATCATCCGAATACCGGCCCGACTTCCGTTAACGGACGACATTTGAGTAGTGTATAGTTTTTCAAGAGCAGCAACAAGAATCTTTACTTCGCCAGCAAAAACCTTGGTCGCGAGAGTTTGGTCTTTGAGCACTGCTGTCATTCTGTCGCCAAGTTGATTGTTGACGTGCATCTGCTCGTTCAGGTACTCCCAGAACGTGACTTGTCCACGACGCCAGTCGACAAACCTTCTGAGTAGCATGATACCCTTGACTGCTGTTCCGATAAGGTTAGCGAACACACCAAGGCTCATCATGACAACACCGATGGTTCCGACAAGACCCAAGAATATTGCTATTGCTCCCTTAAGTGTGTCGGGTAGGTTCGACCAGAAATCAAGAACCTTTGTTCCAAGGTTCACCATGAAGATTCCGATGCGTAGGAATTCCTCACCAACACTGGCTAGAGAGATTTTGAAAGTTTCTACTGCGCGGTTCCACTGACCCGAAAGGCTCTGTGTGACCTGCTTGATTTCTCGTTCGGCAATGTCTCCGAGGGCTTCGGTGCTAGCCTTCGTCAAATCCAGAACCTTGTTTGTCTGACTTCCAACCCGGCCGATATTGTCGAATAGGGCGGTGAGACGAGAGACCTGATATTTACCAAATAGTTTAACCAGTGCTGCCTGACGATCTGTTGGGTCCAGTTCGTCTAGTGCAGCCTTAAGGTCAAGGATGTACTGCGTAATATCACCTTTGTTGGCGTCTCTAATCCCAACAATGTTTACGCCAAGATCAGCAAGGTACTCGGTCGCGGCCTTTGTGGGTGCGATCAGAGAGGAAAGGCTGGATTTAATTGCGTTAGCACCTTCGCCCGCATTAACTCCACCCTCCTTCATAGCGGTCAGATAGAGTGCGAGGTCTTGATAGTCTCCGCCGAGATTCCTAATTAGCGGACCGGCCTTTGGAATTGCGACGGTCAGGTCTTGCAGGGAAAGCGAGGTCTGGTTTTCTACCGCGTTAAGAAAGTTTACCGCGTCTGCCAAATCTTCTGTTTTAACCTGGAATGCGCTGGTCAGGGCCAGCGTTGTTTTCATCGCGTCTTGACGATCTACTTCTCCCAAGATAGCAAGTCGGGTCGCTTCGGTTGTTGATGTAAGCAGGTCTTTACCCTGTTGACCTACAGCAGCGAAGTCACCGGCTAGGCCGATTGTTTGTTCTAGGGACGCTCCGTAATCTTGCGCGAGGACCCGCGCAAGGCCGGTAACATCTTCTCGGAGTTTAGCAACCTGACCATCACTCAGTTTTGTGCCAAGGTCTCCGTAGACCTTGACCATACGAGTCAGGCCTTTGTCTAGTTCGTAGAATGCCTTACCTGCTGCTGCACCGAAGATACCAAGGGGGATGGTGATACCGACCATGATCTGACGACCGGCCCACTGAGTATTCTTACCCCAATCGATGAGTTTTGTCGATCCCTGTTGAATTGCGGTATTAAGAAGTTGCATTTCCTTGCGCTTGATCGCAACCTTGGTTTCCAGGTCGTTAGATAGCGCGGTTGGTCTTAGCGAGGTTGCCTTGATAGAGCCGTCAGCGTTTCTACCGGCCTCTAGAACAATCGCTCTTTCTGTCAGCAATTGCTGGCGAGCCAGTCGACTGATCATGCTAGTTCCGGCAGCGCGCTGCCGGTAGTGCTCTCGCAGTGTCCGGGTGTAGTCGTTCAGTCGAAGTTTATTTTCAGCAAGTTGCTTGCCAAACGCTTTCTCGGCAGAAGTAACGTCAGCAGTGCTAACGGAGTACATTCCGCTGAGTTTAATAGCATCTTCAAAGGCCTTGACGCTATCGCCAATGCCTTTGGCACTAGAAAGATTCAGACTGTTTTGTAGCGTGCCAAGTTGTCTGTTGGCAGCCTGGACCTGCGTGATAAGATCACGGAAATTAGCCGAGGCATGGAACTCAATATTTACTCTTTCAAAACTCAAGGCTCTACGCTATAACCGAATGGGTCTAACATTCCGTCCATTGACAACGCATCGTTTAGTTCGTTAACACCAGGGTCACCATAATCTCTTCCGGTGGTCCTTCTAACGATATCTTCAAACGTTGTTTCAGAACGATCTTCCCGGTCATCTTCTGGGAATGGATCTTCTCCGTGAGCGGAAATTACCATCCTTCGGAAGTGCTCGCGATCCTGTTTTTGCAGGGCAATTGCACTTCTGACCAGTTCGTCTACGGTTAGGCTTTCCTCCAATTCTTCATATGTTTTCCATGCGCCGACCCTGGTAAAGACTTCAAACTCTATCTTTTCCAGGTCTAGGTTTTCCCAACTTACTCCGCCGCTAGCATCGCTGCTGCTGCTGCTACTAAATTTGGGTCGTTTAGTTTAATTCCTGAACATACTTC